CGTTTTTGATGCCAGCACCTAACGCTTACACGCCTCAATTTGTCGCGCTGGCGAATGCTATTAAGTGGCAAGCCGCACTGTCAGCCCGAGCCGATGGCGGCAAGGGTGAGGCGGTGGGTGTTCTGACAGTGAGCCGTTACCGTGGAATCAACGGAATGGTGAATACCGATTTCGAATATCTCGGGGATTTGCCGGACGGTTCGTATCACTGCTACACCGTCCCGCAAGCCGAGTGCGCACCGCGTGAGGCGCAGCCGGAGCCGGAAAGCGCTTGCAATCCCGCCGACATTTGCGCCGGTTGCCGATGCGAGTACAGCCAATCCGCAGCCCCTACGCCTGAGCGTGCGGACGCCGAAAAGGATGCGGCGCTTGGTGACATCGCAATTTTGGAGATTGCAGACCGATTCAACTTTTCGGGCATCAATGACGAAATCATTGACTTCGCCCGCGCAATCCTAGCCGCTAAGGAGAAGAAATCGTGAGCCTCAACCTAGACGCAATTCTTGAATTGCTGAAGCAGCACGTAAGCCCCGCTGCGCGACGTGTCCCTAAGGGATGGGAGATCATTGCTCGCGAGGCTCACAGACAAGGCGTTATCGACGGGCGAGCGATCCAGATGGAAAGCACGAGCCAGTATGACGCAGCAGGCGCGAGTGAGCGTGCGGACGCCGAAAAGGATGCTGCGCTGACGGACTCTGAGATTGACCGAATCTGGACAATGGTGACTGGCACGTACACAAGCGATTGTCCGTGGGACGTGCACGCATTCGTCCACGCCGCAATCCTAGCCGCTAAGGAGAAGAAATGAACATCTACCGACACCAATTTACCAGCCGATGCCCGAATAACGGCGTCGTCATCGTCTACGCATTAACGATCGAGTCGCAAGACATGATCCATGTCGAGCACATCGTTACGGCCGCAGCTCTGCACGAAACCGCCTATCACGAGGCAATCGCAGACAGCCTGTATGCACGCTTCAAGGGGCGTCAAATCCTCGCCGCACATCATCACGGCGTAGACGTCGAAACGCGCCGCGGATTCGAGGCGCCGGATTTCGGCCGACTCACAAGGCGCGTTCAAGTTGGTTCGACCGTGTTCGAGAAGGGGACGCTCGCCGCATTGGCTGTCGAGTCGATCGCGAAGGAGGCCGCGTAATGGCTTCCGTGCAGATCGTTTTCAAGCAATGGCCTGAGGAACCGCTCTGTATTGGGGAGCGTGCCCGGGGACTTCGAATGGAACTTGGGCTGTCTAGAGAGATCATTTCAAAAGATATGGGCGTCAAGGCTTCGACAATCAGGGATGTGGAAAATAGCGTCTACGATCCGAGTTGGCCGACTTTCATAAAAATGGCGAAGTATTACGGCGTGTCTCTTGATTGGCTGGCGGGGCTCGAATGATCCACTACCACGGCACACCGATTACGCCGTCGACGGCCGCCCTGCGTGTGCTCAATGCGGGACATGCATTCGTTTCCTTCCAGCGGCCCGAGCAACTCGGGCTGGCAATTGAGGTATCGCAGACTTTTGCGGTAGACAACGGCGCGTTCAGCGCATGGCGCAGCGGAAACCCGATAACCGATTGGCGCCCGTTTTACGAATGGGTCGCAGAACTGCACCGCTATCCCTCTTTCGACTTTGCCGTTATTCCAGATGTCATCGACGGCGACGAAGCAGCGAACGATGCGCTGCTCGCTGAATGGCCTTGGCGAGAAAACGCGCCTTGGGTCGGCGCGCCTGTTTGGCATCTGCATGAAAGCCTTGAACGCCTTGAACGCCTGGCATTCGCATGGCCGCGCATCTGCCTAGGTTCGTCGGGCGAGTTCGCATCGGTCGGTTCCCAAGCTTGGTATGTCCGCATGGCCGAAGCGATGGACATTCTGTGCGATAAGAGCGGCCGCCCGATCTGCAAGATTCACGGACTGCGCATGCTCGACCCGGACGTTTTCACACGCTTTCCGTTTGCCAGCGCCGACAGCACGAACATCGGGCAGAACGTCGGAATCGATAGCAAATGGCGCGGCCCGTACACGCCCGCAACGAAGGAATCCCGCGCGCAAGTGATGCGCGAGCGGATCGAGTCGCACCAGTCGCCGACGTTTTGGGTCCGCGAGCTGGCGCCGGTTCAAACGGGTTTCGAATTGGAGTTCGCATAATGCCCAGCAACAAGAAGCCGCGCAAGCCGCGCAAGGTGATCGAGCCGAAGAACCACGTCATGTATTTGTATGACGCCGACGCGCCGATGAAGGGCGAAGAACGGCTGGAAGTGCTGACGTCAATCCATGCGGCCGCCCTCGCCCTCTCGCGCGGCGAAGGAACGAAAGACCAATGGGACACGATCGTCGTAGGGATGAACGTGGCGATCGTCCTGTGCGAGACGGCGGGCAATCGTGAGATCGGCCTGCGCGCGCTCTACGACACGCAGAACGCCATGATCGACGTGTGCGAGCGCTTCCAAGCGCGCGGCAATTTCGTTCTGACTGGCGCCGAGCTCGCAGCGATGAACGGCGGAATCCACGTATTCGAAGCGCTGGTCGCAACGGTGAGCAGGCGCCAGTATGTGCGCGCGTGCGCCGAATACACGAGACGGCTTGACGCGGGGAAAGCAGTTCAGATCAGGAAAGGCAAGCCGACGGAGCGGTTCGCGCTGCGGCAAGCCGCGTAGATGTCATCAGTTCGCGCCGAGATCCTTTAGGCACTCGGCAGCGAACTTGTTGCCGGCTTGGTCGAAGAACGCCTGAATCGACCGGACGCCGCCCTTGTTTTGCATGATCCATTTGATTTTCAGGCGGAGATCGGCCTTTATCGCCAGGTTGTAATTCTTGTCGCCCTCTTCCTCGACTGCTTCCGGGTTCTGCCACGGGTAACGGGCATTCTTCGTTGCCTCTGCGCGGGCCTGCTCTTTGAGGTATTTGATCTCCGCGAGTGCCAGTGCGAGTTTTTCTTCTGCCGTTGTGTTAGCGCCCATCTTGTTATTCGTCCGATCAGTTAGTGTGGAGTTGCATAGTACATATATGCACAACCCTTCGCAACACTGAGCCATTACTTTGTGTTGCGCGGCTGACACAGCCTAGAGTGAAATGGAATCGAGTCATATCATTTCACATGAAATGACGTGATTTGAAGTCGAATCGAATTATTGCATTCCATATGCTATCGTTTGGAACGAAGTCAAATCAAATGATGCGAGGAACCGGCAATGATCGTACTGTTTGGCGGGGAGAAGGGCGGCAGCGGGAAAAGCACTTTGGCGGTTTCGTTTGCTGCAATGCGGGCAGGGGAGGGGCGCGACGTCCTGCTGATCGACGCAGACAAGCAGCAATCAGCGACGAAGTGGAACGCGATCAGAGAGGGAGAAGGGATTACGCCAATGATTACGTGCGTCAGCCTGTTCGGCGACACTTTGGCGAGCCAGGTGCGCGCAATGGCGCCGAAATACGACGACATTGTGATCGACACGCGCGGATCGGATGCGGCCGAGCTGCGCAGCGCAATGCTCGTCGCTCACACAATCGTCACGCCCGCGCAGACAAGCCAGTTCGACCTGTTCACGTTCGGCACAATGGACAGGCTTGTCGAGCAGGCGAGGGGATTTAACCCGGATTTGCGCGCGCTGGCCGTTGTCAACCGGGCGCCGACGAATGCCAATTCAAGCGACGTCGCCGACATGCGCGAGGCGCTTGCGTCGCTGCAGCAATACACGCTGCTCGGCGTCGTCATCAGCGAGCGGAAGGCGTTTCGCCTGACGGCGCGCGATGGAATGGCCGTGACCGAATTCCCGAAAGTCGATCCGAAAGCCGTTTCGGAGATCCGCGCGCTGGCCGCCGAGGTCTGGCAATGACCGAGAAGAAGAAATTTCACGATCCGATGGCCTTTGTTCGCGCGAGCGACGAAGCGCCCGCAGCGAATGTCGCGCCAGCTCGCGCGGAGAGGCCCGCCAAGGCGCCCGCGGCGCTTCCCTGGGAATCCGCCCATCCGAAGCTGAAAGAACCGTTTGTCGTGCGTCTGCCGCAGTCGCTGCACATGAAACTGACCTATCTGGCAGAGAACACGCCCGAGTCGATGCACGCGATTGCGCTGGATGGCGTCACGGCTGCCGTCGAAAAACGGCTGCGCAAGCTTCTCGAAGATTCCCCGCATGGATAACTCACCCGCCCACAGCGCAAGGCTGTGGACGGCCGCTGCGCGGTACGTGAGTTACCCACGCTTGAGCCTGACGCGCCCTGCGGGCTTGCCCCAATGAGAGAGAGTCGGAAGCAAAGAGCCTGAGAGACAGATCAAGAGGAAATTGGCCGGAGAGCCTTATTCCATATAAAGAACGGTGCAAAATTTCGCACTCAAAGGTGCAAAAATTCGCACTGAACGATGCAGTGTTGGTTGCACCCTACAGTGTGTTAATTCGCACTGTAGGGTGTATTGAGCGCTGCACCGCAGAGTGCTAGGATGACGGCACTTTCCAACCGGAGACGCCACATGCCAACCGTTTTCAAAGGCGCGCGCCAGCTTCAGGACATGCAAACCGGCGAGATCATCGATACACAGGTGGTTGAGAAAACCGTCGGCGATGTCGGTTTCCATAAAATCTGGCTGCACGAAATCCTCGATCTTGTGAACGAGGTAGGCAACGCCAAGATGAAAGTGCTGATGTGGATGCTCGCCAACGCTGACGCGCAGAGCCGCATCTATGCAACATTGGATGAGATTGCCGAGAACACCGAAACCAGCCGCCGCACAGTTGCCGCGCTGATTGCCGCGCTCAAGGCTGCAAACGTCGTGAGCGAAGTTCGCCGAAGCGTGTGGCGCCTGAATCCCGACGTGATTTTTAAGGGCGACCACAACAAACGCATGTCGGTGCTGATCCGCTACAAAAGTGAGCGGCAAAAAGACCTATTCGACGATGCCGCGCAGCCGGAAAAGACCGCTACACTGCGCCGTGTTGCGTAGTTGATAAACTCTATTATGTCAAGTGAGAAAAATATGGATCGCCGCGCCAAGATGCTCGACGGACTAGATGTCGCGAAATTGCATGGCGTCGAGATCGGTCCATTGGCGTGGCCTCTGGTGCGCAAGACCGACGGCGACGTCATCTATGTGGACTTCACCGACGCGGAATCCCTGCGGGAGAAATACCGGCCACAGGGCAACGTTCCGGTTCACGAGATCGTCGACGTCGATGCGATATGGGGCGCGAATACACTTCAGCAGGCTATCGGCGAGGATCGGAAGGCTGATTACGTGATCGCCTCGCATGTCATTGAGCACGTCCCCGACCTGCTTGCGTGGCTGTCGGAACTGCGCGCGGTCCTGAAGCCAGGCGGGGAAATCCGGCTGGCCGTTCCGGACAAGCGCTTCACGTTCGATTATCTGCGCCGGGAAACGGAAGCGGCTGACGTCCTCGCTGCGAACATTGCCGGCGCCCGCGTCCCGCAGCCTCAACGCGTGCTCGACTTCGTTCTCAATTACGTCGACGTCGACAAGGTAGCAGCATGGAAAGGCGAGATTGCCGCAGATTCACTTGTCCGGAAGAACAGCATTCAGGAAGCCATGAATAAGGCGCAGCAATCGGCGAGCGGAGAATATGTGGACGTCCATTGCTGGGTGTTCACGCCGAGATCAATGGGCGCCCTGTTCGCTCGACTGGCAAAAGACGGGCTGATCGATCTGGAATGCATCCAGTTTTACGACACGGCGCCGGGAGAATACGAGTTCTTTATCGCATTGCGCCCGATCGACGATCAGGAGCGGGTTATCGAAAGTTGGCAGCATTTGCACGATTCCGCCGTCGAGCAGCCAGACCCAAAGCAGGTCGAGATCGACGCGCTGCGCGCTTCTTTGGCGCTCGCAGTGGGCGAGCGAGACGCGCTGCAAGAGCGGGTTTCTCTCATGCAGGCGTCGCACTCCTGGTCTATCACAAGCCCATTGCGCGCGATCTCAAGGAATTTGCGCAATCGATAGCGTCGTGACCGTGCCGGTCGTCGTCAGCGCAATGGCGCCGCCCGATGACTGGAACGCCTGCACCGTCAGCGTCTGACCGGCCGTCATCTGGATAAGATCCACAACAGGCGGGCCAGACCACGCAACGGAAGTGGAAAGCGTTGGCGTGAATAAGTTTGCCGAGACTGACGTTCCATTGACGAGAATCCGCGATTGCATCAAGAACGGCGCCGAGCTCGTTGCGGGGCTCAAGCCGAACTTGAACGAAACCAGATAGTAGCCATTGGCCGGCGCAGTGAAAACGCCTGTCGTCGTATTAAAGCTGCCGCTCCGATCCGTTCCCGCCGACCATCCCGTTACAGTCGTCATTGACGTGTTCGGAATGCTGAGGCCGCTTACGTTCTGCACGAATACAGCCGCATTCGAGCTCGACTTGAGCGTCGTGAAAGACCCGCTTGCGCCCGAAACCGATCCGCCTGTGATTGCTGCCGCTGCGTTAGAGCATGCGCCGCTCACGTCAGCGACCGCCAACGTTACGACGCCAGTCTTGCCGGCCACCGACTGAACCGGGGCGGCGGCCGCAGCTTGTGTCGGCGTCGTGAAAGCAGTAACCGCCAGCCCGACGTCGCGCAGGCCAACCGCTTGAGCCGGATCGTAGGCATGGATGACGCCAGACGCAGGCGGAACTGAGGCGGCGGGAAGCT